ACCAAGGGAAAGTATTAATCTGGGGTAGTGCCATTCAATTCATCCTTTAATAATTAAGTATTGAAAACCCTGCCGATTGCTGTGCCAATCTGGCGGGATATAAAGTTTTGTAGTTGTGATGGTTGGACTGCCTTACTCGAAGTCCAGTTTGTATAGGATAGCTGTACGTTTAGTTCAACCAATCCATCTAATTCGTTATTCAGCTGAATAGGATTAAGTGTGGTTGGGAAAGCGTCTTGTAATTCACAGGTATAGATAACGTCATCGTTTGTTATATAACTCAAATCTAACTGACCTTGAGCTAAATCAATAGGACCAATCCTGGGCAATCTATTCTTTATTTCTGAAGGTAATCTAGATCCGAAATTGAAATCTTTCTTATAAAGAGGTAAAGAAAACCCCTTCTTAAGTTGCCTAATTTTTACCGTCTTAGCATATCCACTTCCGTCTCTAGCCTTCTGATATCCTGCCTCGAATCTATTCTGATCAATAGCAAGGTTCTGCCAGGCTTCGAAGTACTCCTTCACACCATAGTCATTCATTACATGAAAGGTTAATGATATATCTGTGATGGCATAACCGTATGCCATTCTTTCCATTTTCATACCAATGCGGCGTTCGTTAGTCATAATCTGACGACCAGGAAGTTGTACGTCTTTACATAACAGATTTAGTTCTTGAACGGAGGCACCAGGGAATCCCCCAGGTAATTCAATCAGGAATAAATTGGCCCTTGCCATGCCATCCTTGGCAGATACTAAAGACTTAAACTGATCAATGCTTGCCATTAAATCATCCTTCTGGAGTTAGAATAAACCGTTGACTTACTAGCCTTTTGCCAATCAGCTGTAGGTAGGAATGTAGCAATCTCCCACTCGGGCGCGTGCACCTTCGCGAACCTACTTCTTACATGACTAGTTAGGTAATGCTTTACACAAGGTTTAAAGTATTTGTACTTCGCTGATCTTTTCAATAATGAATAGGACAAAGCAAACTTTGTAGTCTCGTCGTACTTATCATTACTGGTTATGTCTAACAAAGCATCAAGGAACTTAGCTCTAAGAACTGGTGGGAGATAATGCAGATTCAATCCTAAGAATCCACCTTCAGCTTTATCTATCATAATTACCAACGGAAACGAATCATAGAATGGTAGTGTGTCCTTATGCTTTGGATCATAGAAGAACATGTACATCGATCCAACGACGGATCGATCTGATAGTGTCACTGGTTCTTCCTTCATCAAAGCACTACGACTAACATTACGGAGTGCCATTGCCTTCCGTCTAAACCAATCTCTTGATTCTTTGGTCCTGGGTGTAATACCAGCCCTAAACGCCTGTAGTTCTAGTTTGTTAAATAAGTTGCTCATGGTACTATTTATGTACGTTTTTTAACTTTTATTGGAGCAAGTGGTTTCAGTTTCTTTTTAGGGTTCGGTAGAATGCCTAATGCACTTAAATGATTTTCTGTCCAGATCTGAAACTCCCAGCCACGATCCAGTGCGTACTCCTGTGCAGCTTTCCACTTGTTCTGGTTTTTGACATAGGTCATACCTTCCGTAATATAACGCTTGGTCTTTCTACCTTTATATTCCGGTGGGGTTGTTTCCTTGGCTGGCTTAATCTCTACGAGTACGGTTTTGCCGTCGTTATAAGTAATCTTTAAGTCCATGAAGTATCGGTGATATTTCTTATCCACATCATAGAAGTATGGAATCACAACCTCTTCGGATACCCAACTCTTTATATTTGGATTATCATCGCACCATTTAAAAGCATTACGTTCCCATAATGATCTAAAGACTACATTGTCAGGATTCCCTTTATACTTGCTTCGGTTCTTTACCTTATATCTTCCAGAGTATGCCATAATTACCATATAAATACTTTTAACTTTTTAATATTTATTAAGGATAAAAAATGAACGACTTCGGGGAAGCTGGGAGAGGAAGTGCCTATAAGCAATATGGCACGGCAAAGCAGAAGCAAGCTGTAGCCTTAGCAGGCCAAGAACGAATGAGGTATCCTCTTACAGACCAAGAGACATATCAGGGTCGAGTAATTTTCACAGCCAGGAAAAACGAAGAGCAAAATATTTTTAATAAAACACTAGATGCACTTATAGGCGCCTATGTTGATCAAACAGTATCTTCAAATTTAGGAAGTGACAACCAAATAATTCAACAAGCGGCAAGGAAGAGTGCGAGAGAAGCTTTAGTTGCGAAAGACAAAGGTACATATAAAAGTAAACTTCCTCTTAGAATTGGCAGCGGGAGAAAGTGTACCCTTTATCTACCAATGTCCATGGGATTCCAAGACAGAGTTACATATAACAACGTAGACTTAGGTATATTAGGTGCCGGAACGGAAGCAGCATTGCAATCTGGTGCTGATCTATTTCCTGCTCTGGGAACGGCTTTTCGCAATGCATTTGCCAATATTGGAGACACGATTAACTATGGACTGGGTAGTCCTGGTGCACAAGTTGCTGCGATGAGAATCGCCTCTAAATTAAATACTGGTGTGGCGGGTGCTATTAGTAGTACAACCGGTATTGCCTTAAATCCAAACAAAAGAGCTATCCTAGCTGGACCAGAAATTAGAACATTTAGATTTACGTTTAAAATGATTCCTGATAGTCACGAAGAGGCCGAAGAGGTAAAAAGAATTGTAAGATTTTTCCGTGAAGAAATGTACCCAGAGTCACAGAGAGAAGCCGGAATACAAGCTGCATTCCGTTATCCTAGTATTTTCGATATTCAAATGAAGTATAGAAATAAAGACGTAGCAACCTATATTAAGCCATCTTATCTAACTGACGTAGCTGTACAGTATAACCAGTCCTCTATGGCTTTCCATTCAGATGGTAATTTCCAAGAGACTGATATAACATTAACGTTTACTGAAACAGTTGCACTGACTGCTCAAGATATTACTGAGGGTTATTAAGAGGACCAAACATGACTTTCTTTTCAAATTATCCATTAGTTGATTATACATTTGGTAATGAACTCACCACTGCACTTTTCCAGAATATCACTACATATATAGATCTGGTAGATCAGGTGTCTGATGACGCGGCTTTATATGAAAATTTTTTTATAACTGATGGGATGAGACCTGATACATTATCATATGAGTTGTACGGTACAATAGATTACTACTGGACTTTTTACTTGCTGAACGATAATCTTAGACAACAAGGTTGGCCATTGGATGAGCAGGAGGTTAGGAGTTTGGCAAAGGAATTTTATCCTAACAAAACCTTTTTGACTACCTATAAACTATATAATGAATTTTATGTGAATAATATTATTATTGCCGGGGATATAAACAATCCTACATTCAAGGGTAAGATCCTTGAAAAGAATTTAGATCTAGGTCAAATTACTGTAAAACCTTTCAAAGAGGTTAAAAGCATTACAATAACAAATGGTGGGTCTGGTTATACTGTTGCACCAAAGGTAACTATCACTGGTGGAAGCGGAGAAGGTGCACGGGCAACGGCGTTTGTAACTAATGGCGTGGTAACTCAAATTGAAGTAGACGATGGTGGTGATGATTACATTACTACCCCTACAGTGACCATTGCTCTTCCAGATAGTGCAACAGCAACATCAGGCGATAGAGCAACTGCAACGGCAACTGTATCCACTTATACATTCAACGGAGGTGAGGTACAATCCAGGAATGGCGTTTATCCTAGTACCTGGACATCTGATAATGTAAAACGAGTGGATGTCCATAGAGTGGTGGATCAACAAAATGCTGTACATCACTATTCTAATTCAGATGGTACGTGGTACGATCTCCCAGTCGATTTTAACTCCGATACGCTTTATCTTGATAATAGACCGGACTTTCCAGCTCTTAGGGATAAGACCCCTACAACATATCTAAATAGATTACAGGAACAAAATGATAACCTCCGTCAAATTAAGGTCTTTACCCAAGCCATGGCCAACAAAATAAACACAGAATTCCAAAAAGCTTTAAGATCATAAAATGACAATAGGACCTTTCTCACCTGAGCAAATCCATATTTCTAGTATTGTCTTAGATATTCCTGAGCGAATCTCTGAGAAAGTTTTACTTGCTTCAGACGGTCAGGATACAAATGTATTAGAGCTTGTAGTGTACGAAAGTATATTCAACAGTTATTTGACTGCTGAACTCTCTATGATGGAAGACCAAGGGATCATTAACAGTTTTAAAGGCACAGAAAAGATTGTGCTTACATATAGAAGTTCCATATCCCCAAACATGCCTATGATGGAGAAATCTTTTCGGGTTGATTCTATCTCAGATAACATCCCTGTGGCTGGTAATCCAAACATGAGCTTGATGAAGTTACATCTTATTGAGGACGTAGCATACTTTGATAAGGTGAATAAAATCAATAGAGGCTATCAGGGATATGGTGAAAACATTATTAGAAAAATCCTTCGTAGTGAGCTAAATAAGGAAGTTATTATTACGCCAGGAACTAAAAGCTCCTCACAAATTCCTATTAAAAGTAATGATGCTGAAGATTTCTATTATTGGAAGCCATCTTATCAGGGTGACATTAGATATATTGCCCCTTGGCAAACTCCATTTGAAATTGTAAATACAATCCTAAATAGAATGACCACTGAAAAAGGATTGCCTTACTTTTGCTACTCAACATTGAACCAAAATAATTTAGTCCTTACAGATTTAGAAAGTATCATTGAAAGAGAAAGCTTTAATCCTAATAGACCTCTTGTTTATTCTAGAGCACGAACATCAACTGACGGTGTTGACGGGGATGATCTAGCTCATACTATCGGCGCGATTGATGAGACTGAAAAAAATCACGCTCATCTACTAGCTAGACTTGGAGCATATGGATCAAGACTAGAGAGCGTGAATGTTAACTCCTCTAAATCTGATTCCCGATTTATTAGTATGGAGCAGCAGTTAGCTAATCAAATTCAGCAAGGGGTTTATAAGCCCGTTGGGAGACAGCGGTTAAACATATTTGATAATCTAACAGCAATCTATAACGAGGAAGGGTTCCCTAAAGGGGGTAAAACCTTGTCTGAATATATCGGGGCGGTGAATTTTGTGGTGACTGGAGATACCATAGATAGAACTGGTGATGATAAATCTGTTCTTAGCTTTGCCGGACAAATTAAAAATGAGGATCATATATTAAAAGTAGTAAGGTCAAGCATTCTTAGGTATCTACTTGCTAACTATATAACTATCCAAATGCCAGGAATGATATTTTCTACTCCATCTTTGAAATCTACAGTGGGAAACCTAGTGGACATTAATATTCTTAAAAGTGATGACGGAGAACCAGAACTATCCAATCCGGACAGATCTGGGAGTTTCCTAATATTAAGAACTAAACATGTATTTAATGTATTAGATGGTCTTCATAATGTTCAAATGGATGTGGCAAAAGTTGGGTCGGGGAGTAAGAATGTTTTACGGGGATAATGTTAGATGGTGGCTTGGAACGGTCAAGGGGAAAGACCCAGAAGGCCAGGGTAGATTCAAGGTAAGAATCCATGGTCTACATGGTGACGAAGTAGATGATAAGTATCTTCCTTACGCTCAAGCCCTAATACCTACCACCGAACCAGGAACCTCGGGTCTTGGCCTTTCCCCACAGCTACAGCCGACAGCATTTGTCTTCGGTATATTCCTAGATGGTAAACAATCCCAACTTCCTTTGATCCTAGGATCTATCCCTCATACGGAAGTCCCATCGACAGTACAAAGGGCTAATTCAAGATCCAGCGATAATTTTTTTAATGGTGGTGACGAACAAACTGAATCCGTTTTCAGTGGAAAGGTTACTCCAGTAATTATAACTGATGATTTGGTATCATTATATAATGACGGAAAAGCTGACGCAGATCAAAGAAGAATGATCCTAATGAAAATATTAACCGATGAGGGGCTACCTGTAAGAGGTGCTGCAGGTGTTGTAGGAAACTTAGCTATTGAATCTTTCCAGGATGGTATTAGGTTTAATCCAAAGGCTAATTATAAACCAGCAAATGGAAGTGAGGATTCATATGGGCTAGCTCAATGGAATGCCGCGGAAAACGTTCAAAGATTTCAACAGCTAAAAGCTTTTGCAAAAGCCCAACAACCCCCACAGAATTGGGATGATTTCTTTACCCAAGTTAAGTTCTTAATTCATGATATGAAAACTAATCCTTCACACCAAGTTTGGAATGAACTTTCTAATCCTGCACTACTAACAGAGATTACAGTAAATAATAAAGATCTGTCAAACCCCGCTTGGAGATTCTTGAAAAAGTATGAGGTGGCGGTAGAGACCCATTGGTCTCAGAGAGTACAGCAAGCTAATTTAGCGGAGAGACAGTGGTATGCCTCTTTGGCTAAGGCTAGGAATACTGGAGTACAATAATGTCAAATTTGGATGAATATTTTGAAAGTGAACTAGGCAACTTAAGCCCCGAAACTAAAAAAACCCTTGATGCTGCAGTGGCCGAGGGAAAGTTATCCTTGACCTTTCCGAAGGAATCCAAGAACGCAATAGTAAAATCTACTACACAGAATGACGGATTAGAGTATCAGGTAGGAATAGCCGTAGCAGAATTAGAGACCAGTTTTAAGGATATGGTTAAAGAAGTTGGCGATGACCGAACTGACTTAACATCTATAACAGGTGATTCAAGATTAACCCAGGATGGTGGATTAGACGTAGTAGTTCTAGCACCCTTTTCAGATACCGTAGCAAGCGCCTTAGAGAAATTCAGCGATGAGACAGCTAAAACCATTGAGGCAAATATCAATAAAGATATGAATCTAGATAAAATTGCTGAAGAGTTTAAGATACAATTGGATACTAAGAACCTGAACAATGTTTTAGGCCAAGTGTTAGGGTCTGCAGAGAATACTTTTAATAATCTGAAAGGTCTAGTAAATAACCTTCAAACTGTAGCTAATGATATAATTGGATCAGTGTTCAATGGATTTAATTCCTTTATTGAAAATACTATTGAAGAGTTTCTAGCGCCAACCCGGAACATTATAAACTCTATTGCTATTCAAAATGGTGTAAAGATAGTCTTGGATAAAAAGGAAACCACTGAGATCGTAAAACTTATTCAATCGGGTAAGATAAGAGATGCAGCGGTTATCCTAAAAAATAAATCAGATCTAACATTAAATCAGGCTATCAATATAGTTAAGTCTGTGGACAACACCTACACCAAACAAATTAAGAAAAAGAATGATGAGGTAAACGTTGACCTAGACGTAAACTATATCGACTTAACTACCTCACAGTGGAGAGAGGCAGATACTGATTTGAATGATCGCAGAAACTTTGCCCCAGTAGTTGGGAGAGAAGTTTATGCAGAGCTATCGAATGCAGAAAGAGAGATTACACAGATTATATTCTTCAGTATGCCTCCTAGATTTGAAACCCATAAGGATATTCATAGGGAATATGCCCGAGTTTTTCCCCTCGGCACGCCTTTCCATTTCTTTGTATCTAGCCAAGGCCTTGTCGAAAGAGGAAGACCGATAGAAAAAGAAACAGAATTCGTGTTGGGCCAAAGCGAATTGATGAAAAAACATTATCCTCTTTCTATTTGTATATGCATCGGTGCAGCGCCTGCAGACCAATCATCATCTCCTGCTCAGAATAGGGCTTTAACTAATTTAGTAAAAGATATTCTAGATGCAGCACCTGGAGTAGTAATTATTAATGATCAGACAATTGGAGGTGGACACTTCTACGTATTAAATGATGAGGGTAATGAATATTATACCCCAGCCAAGTCATATTCAGATCCTACTAAATGGCTAAACAGCTGGTATATTAAAAGACCCCCTAATACAAATTACGATCCATCAAAGGGACCACTTCCTTTGAATTATTTCCTTATGGATGAATATCGGAGTTAAATATGGCAAAGACTAATTTACCCCAAGATGATACAGGACAATTTCCTAGACCAGAGTACATGTATCGAAGCAGTATGAACCAGTCGTATACTGGTGAAAAAAGAAACTCACTGACTTGGGCAGTTTATGATGAGAATGTAGATCTAACCATGACCGATGGTGTTGTACCTGAATACGGTTTAAATAGAATCACTGAAACAATGACCGGTCATACGTTTGAAATGGATGACACACCTGGTAATGAAAGAATCCTGATTAAACATAATAGTGGTGCAGGCATAGAACTATGTGCAGATGGAAGTATTTGTATATCAGCCTTAAAGAATAAAATAGAATGTACAGGCGGGGATCAAACAGTCATCATCACAGGTAATGGTAACATTCATTATAAAGGTAATCTAGATTTCAAGGTAGACGGGGAGTTTAATATTGATTGTTTAGACTTTAACCTAAATGTAAGAAACGATAAGAATGAAACTGTAGGTGGTGACGAGGTAAAAGCTAACTATGGAGGAATCACTCAAACAGTAAAAGGATCCGTTTCTAGTTTTGTTACAGAAAACGTCGCAACCACAGTATTAGGTTCTAGTTATAATTCTGTTAAA